CGAGCTTGGCTTGATCCCTGGTGAGCCGTGTACGGCAGGAGCGTTCTACAGGCTCCCGTCTGCCTGGCTGCGCGAGATCCTGCACGAGAGCGCTCACCTCAACAAGGAGATGCACAAGTTCTACGAGCGTGCAAGCGAACTGTCGAAGCGCGTCCGCGAACTAGAGGCCCAGCTTCAATCGGCCAGTGCGTCGAAGGAAGATCAGCGCTGACGAGCCTCGCTGAGTTCCTGTCAGGGCGCGATCGCTAGAACTGGCCGCCCCTCGGGTTCGAGGGGATCTGGTTCACCGGGAAGGGCGGGATCGGCGCGGGCACGACGCTGATCTGGTGAACGTCGAGGACCATCGACTCAAGCAGCACCTCACTGGCCGAAGCGTCCATGCTCGACGAGGGCGTCCACGACGACGGAACGCAGTCGTGGAGCATCAGCACGCGCCACGGCACGAAGCGGTCGTTCTTGAGGTTGACCACCAGGAAGGATCGGCGCGGCCCGAAGATCCCCTTCATGGCCTGCCGGAAGTAGACGAACATGTCGAGGTTCCAGGGGAACAGCGCCATCTCCAGCGTGACCTCACCGGCGTCCACGAAGCCGGTCGGGACCTTGTGGACGTAGTTCCAGTTCCCCTCCTTGATCTCCTTCAACTCCAACTGCACGGAGGGAAGCTCGATCGACTTCATGCCGATGAACGCCCCGGAGCCCACGGCGTCCTGAAGCGACTTGATCGAGAAGGCGATCGGGATCCCACCGGCCTGCGGCACGTCGAGCAGCGCGAAGCTGTGCGACATCAGAGGGTCGGTGGTGAAGGAGCGTGCCATGAGGGGATCCTACCAAGGGTGAGGAGGATCTACGCGCGGGCGACCTTGCCGAACACGAGCTTGAAGCCCCGGGGGACCTTCTTCGTGCGGTCGTACATGGCCTGAGCGCGCTTGCGCTGCGCGTCCTGACCGGCTGCGGCCTGCTTCTTCTCGAAGGCAGAGCCCTTGGTCTTCACTCGCTGCGGCTGCTGCGTGTTCCGCTGCTTCGCGTGCTCGCGCTCGTTGTGGCCGCCCATGTAGTCGCGGACCTTGGCGCTCTTGTCGAGGACGTCGTCCACGGCGGCGTCGCTGTCGCGACCAGGCTTCACGCCAGCGCGCTTGAGAGCGCCCAGGTGGACCTTGCGGAGCTTCCGGGACATGAGGTCCCAGTCCATAGGCTTGTTCGACTCACCGCCGCGCTTACGGCCTCTGCGAGAGTCCTCGTCCAGGCGGGTGATCCGATCGAACAGGCTCATGGACCTAGAACGCCTCGGACTTCCGAGCCTCGTCCTGGGAGTCGGCGTAGGCCCCGGCCTTCTTGGCGCAGTCACGAAGGCACTCGACGAGATCCTTGTGCTTGCCCTCCAGCTTCTTGTGCTCCTTGTAGTGGCTGCGGTCCTTCCAGTTGCGCTCGCACGTCGTGGCGGCGTCCTGGAGGGCGTACTGGAGGTCGCGGTGGTTGACGTAGCGACGGACGTGCATTCCCCCGAGCATTTCGCTCAGGACGCCGTCCTCGCTCTCAGTCAGGCCCAGGATCTCGGCGTCCGAGGGACCGTCAGTCTCCTCGGTCTGGACCTCGGCTTGGCTGTCGTCGATCCCGGTTTCCACGTCGGTGTCTTCGGTGAGCGGAGCAGCGTCACCAGCGGGCTGCTCCTGCTCCTCGATTGGCGCGGACAGGCGATCAAACAGACTCATGGGTTCTCCTTGGCAACGAGGCCGTCAGCCTACTACGGCTGGGGGACGATCTCGATCTCCAGTTCCTCGACCGCAATGGTGAGTTCCTGGAGCGCGACCTCGGAGCCGGTGGCGTCCTTGTCGGCCATCGGCTTGACGTCCGTGGGCCAGACCTCGCGCAAGCGCATGATCCGGCTGGGAGCCCCGTTGATCCCGAACTCGTCCGTGATGTGGTACTCCATGATCATCATGTCGGTCCGGTAGGACTCGACACCGCCGTTGATCACGCGGAGGACCCAGGAGAAGAAGTCCGAGTCGCGACGGACCGTCCCCTTCATCAGCTGGACCTCACCCACGGTCTGCACGCCGGGATACTTCCGGGTCCACCGGAAGATCCCTTCGCGATACTCCGCTGGCTCCACCGTGATATTCGGCGTGGTGACCTGGGTGAAGCCCGCGACGGGGTCCAGGTTGCCACCAGCCGGATCCACAACGTGGAAGCGGAAGTTCAGGTACGGGTCAGTGCTTGCAGCGCGAGCCATGTCCTACTCCTACGCCTGGATCGTCTGACCGACTGGCTGCTGGAGGGTGAAGATAATGAACTCCGCAGGCGTGTTCGGGCTGAACCCGATGTCGATCAAGACCTTGCCCTCGGAGACCGTTGAGGAGTTGTTGTTCGTCGCGTTGCACTTGACGAAGAACGCTTCGTCCTCCGTCTCGCCCTGGAAGTATCCGAGGCGGAACAGAGAGCCCATGAACCCGCGCAGGGCGGTCTCGATCCGCACCCAGAGGGGCGGGCCGTTGTTCTCGAAGACCGCCCATTGGAGGTTCCGCGAGATCGCGTCCATGAGGAAGTTGTGGAGGAGTCGCGCGTTGACGTAGCGCCAGCGACGGTTCTTCGAGAGCCCGCGCACGCCCCAGACCGCGAGGCCCGTAGCGTCCGACTGAATGATCGGGTTGATCCGGCTCTGGTAGAGGTTGTCGCGATCAGCGAGTTCGAGCTTGAACTCCGCACCCACCGTGCCCACGCCGTCGAGCGCACCGTCAGCGATACCACCGGGCGACTTGCCGACGTTCTGGTTGTTCGCCGTCTTGGCGAAGACACCAGCCACGAAGGGCGTGACGGGGAGCAACTCGACCGTGTCGTTGAGCGGGTTGACGAAGTTGATGTTGGGGTAGTAGAGCGCCCCGATCTTCTCGTCCCACGCCTGCGTGACCAGGTTGTAGTTGATCGCCTCGTTCACGGTCGTGCCGTTGGCGAAGCCCATGATCAGGTAGCGGCTGTCCGCGCGAGCGCGGGCGAACTGCACCATGTCGAACTGGACGAACTCCGAGCCCTCGAAGTCGGGGACGACCACGTTGAGTGGCTCCTCGACCCGGTCCAGGGCGTAGATCCCGCGCTTGCTGGTCTCCAGCGCGGCGGCGGAGATGTCGTTGCGACCGACCGCAGAGCCGTTCAGACCACCCGCGAGCGGGAAGTCGAGGAACGACGCCAGGGTGTAGTAGTCACCGAGGATCGGCGTTCCGGCGGGCGGCGCGCTGTCCCAGGTGATGTCGTAGGCACCCGTCGAGTAGTCGATCGTGTTCGCGCCAGCGGCGTCCACGTCGCCGATCAGCTGGCCGAGGCCGTTGTCCACCGCGACCTGACCGGTCTGGTAGTCAGCGTCGATCGTGGTGCCGGTCTTGGCGGCCACGTCGGTCACGACCGAGACGAGCCCGGTCGAGTAGTCCACCGTGTTGGTGCCGGTCACCGTGGGCGCGCCCACGTCGCCGGTCAGCACGCCAGCAGTGTCGCCGTTGATGATCCCGAGGGGCACGTAGTCCACGTAGATCGTGGTGCCCGAGAGGGGCGCCGAGTCGCACTCGAAGTCGATCAGGCCGCTGCCGGTCGGCGTGGTGGCCGAATCGACGAGGTCCACCGTGTTGGTGCCGACGCCGAGGTCACCCGCGAGGGCGACGCCCTGCTCCAGGTTGTCGGTGCCAGCCGCCTTGGTGATCGCGCCCGAGATCGAGTAGGTCGCCACGACCGCCGAAGCGTTCGTCAGCGCCGAGGTGATCCCGGTCATGGCCCCGGTGGCGTAGTCGATCGTGCCGCCGAGGGCCAGAACGGTGCCGTTGGAGCCGACGAGGTTGCCCGCGCCGTCGTCCGTGATCGTCTGGGCGCCGATCGTGTCCTCGTCCACCGCGATCGAGACGGTGCCGGGGTGAACCGGCGTATCCGTCAGGGGCACGGTGCTGAGGTCGAGCGTGGCCGGACCAACGACCGAAGCGACGAGCACCTCGGGGCTGGAAGGCGCGACCTTGCTGAACCGAATGCGGAAGACCGTGTTCTCCCGGTGGATCGGGTTGGCGAGAGCCAGGGCCGCGATCGTGTAGGAGGTGTTGGCCGAGTCGATCAGGCCGGTGACCGCAGGGGCCTCCGCGATCACGTCCGGGGTCTTGGCGAAAAACAACCGCAGGCTGCCGTCCAGGACCGCCAGAGCGGTGCCGGAGAGCGTGAAGTT